CAAAAAACCGATAAAGCGAGTGAATCACGGCGAAAGCCTCCAGGCCAGCTTCTTTTTCAACAGCCTGCTACTGCGGCGAGACGATCTGGAATATCTTTTGCTCCTACGTGGTTCCCAAGCATCGACGGAAACATATCCACAGCGCTCTATTCGAAGCTCTTCGCGAAAAGGGCCTCCAGCAAGGGAATATCGTTTCAATCAACTGCATGACGCACGTCAACAACCTAGCCGCCCAAGCAGCGTTCGAAGCGCAAGGCAGGACAAAAGAATACATCATGTATACCTATCCGCTGAAGGACAGGAGCGACGCCAAAGAGCCCACGGTTGGGGAGATGAGGATGCCCGAATACCTCGTCGAGCCCTTCGATACCGGCCCAGACGGCCTCAAGGGCATGCAGGCCTTCATCAACGAGAAGACAGCAGAAGGATATGAGCTCCACCAGGCAATCGAGCGCAGCACGTATCAGTGGGTGCTGATCTTCAAGCTCGAGCCCGATCGGGCCTGACAGCCGCGCATGCCAGAATAGGGAGCCGGACCCATGGCCCGGTTCCCCGATGTCTCAACTTGTACCCTCAGGCGAGGGTAGAGGTTGGAACATCACCAGAGCCGTTCGGGTAGCCACCATTTCAGTTTGTCCCGCGTGTATGGGATCACCGTCTGACCACCCTGAGCGCCAAGGCCAAGCGCGTAGGCTTCCGCCTCAGCAAGTGTCGCAAAGGTTCGCGTCCATGCTCTCTCCTCTCCACGCGGAGGGTGATACACGGTGGCTTCGTCAGAGCCGATCGGGTGACTGATGAGTATTCTCTCGTAAGCCTCCTCTGGGGTGAGGTCGAGATAGGTCCTGTTGCCGGTCATTAATCCTCCGAAGGATAGTACATGCCCGTTCTGAAAAACGCGCGGCACGAGAAGTTCGCACAGGCACTCGCCAAAGGCAAGACAGCAGATGACGCGTATGCGGAAGCAGGCTTCAAGCCTGACCGTGGGAACGCTTCGCGATTACAGCAGAAAGACAACATCAGACAACGCGTCGCCGAGCTTCTCGAATGGGAGCAGACGGTAGAGCGAAAGGCCACCGAGAAGGCCATAGACAAGTTGGCCAGCACGAAAGANGCCGAGCTTCTCGAATGGGAGCAGACGGTAGAGCGAAAGGCCACCGAGAAGGCCATAGACAAGCTGGCCATCACGAAAGAGCGTGTCCTGGCAGAGCTAGCCAAGATCGGGTTCGCCGACATCCGCAAGGCGATCAAATGGCAAGGCACGCTGGTGACCGAAGAGGATAACCCGGATGGCGGTGATGTCCTCGTTATCAAGAACGTCGTCACGAACAACGTCCAGCTGATTCCCAGCGACGAGATCGACGACGACACAGCCGCGGCAATTGCCGAGATCAGCCAGAATTCGACGGGCGGCATCAAGATCAAGTTCCACGACAAGAAGGGCGCGCTCGTGGATATCGGGAAGCACCTTGGCATGTTCGTCGAGCGACACGAGCACTCCGGACCTGACGGCGCCCCGATACAGACCGAGACAAGAACATGGCGGGAAGTGCTGCGCAGCGAAAAGAGCTAGACGCCACCACCCATCTCACCAACCCTGCGCTTCACGACTTTTGGGAACAGGTCTTCCTTGGACAGGCAGACATAGCGGTTCTCCACGGCGGGCGATCGAGCTCAAAGACACGAGACACGGCGTGCCAGTTGGTGCGCCTGGTCGACCACGTCGGCGTCAAGATGCGGGTTCTCTGCATCCGTCGCTTCCAGAACCGCATTCAGGATTCGGTCTATACCGAACTGAAATGGGCGATCGCTCATCTAGGTCTGAGCAAAGCCTTCGACGTCCAGAAGACGACGATCATTCATCGCAGGACCGGCGCGGAGTTCATCTTCTACGGCATCGAGCGGAACCTTGAGGACATCAAGGGCACGTCCGACGTCGACATCCTCTGGGTGGAAGAAGCCGAAAAGCTTACCGAGGAGCAATGGACGGTTATAGGGCCGACCATCCGCAAAGAAGACAGCCTGGCGATCCTGCTGTTCAACCCGAAGTTCGTCACCGACTACGTCTGGAAGAACTTCGTCGTCAACGTACCGCCGCACTGCATCGTGCGCAGGATCAACTACACCGAAAACCCGTTCCTGTCGGCCAAGGCGTTGCGCGACATCGCAGCGATGCAGGAACGGAACCCCGAACTATTCGAGCACGTCTATGGCGGCGTGCCTTTGGGCGATAGCGAGCTTTCGATCTTCAAGCGCCGCTGGCTGGATGCCTGCGTTGACGCTCACAAGGTTCTGAAGGTCAGCCTCACCGGCCGCAATATCATCGGCTTCGACCCTGCCGATGACGGCGAGGACAAGAGCGCGACCGCGGATAAGATCGATGGCATCTTCGTTGACGCCGAGGACTGGGCATCTGGGAAGGACGAGCTCGTCCAGAATGCCAAAAAGGTGTGGTCCAAGGCAAAGCATGCAGGCGCCACCGTCTCGTATGACACGATCGGCGTCGGCGCCTTTGTCGGCGGCTACATCGACGAGCAGAACGAGGTGAACGGCTCGAAAGTCGAGCACTACGCCTTCCACGCCGGCGGCGCGGTCATGGACCCGGACAAGCCGAGCGATGCGCTGAACGACAACAGTCCGCTCAACAAGGACGAATACCTGAACCTGAAGGCGCAGTCCTGGGCCAATACAGCCCGCAGGGCGATGCTGACGTTCAACGCAGTGACGAGAGGGCAGGCGATCAAGCCAGAGGACGTACTCTCCTTCTCATCGCAAATGGGCGCGGAGAAGTTGGACGCGCTCTTCACAGAGCTTTGCGTTCCTTGGTGGGTCGAGAGCGAAGGCAAGAAGCGGGTCGTTCCGAAGGCCAAGCTCAAGAAGGACTTGGGCATCAAATCTCACAACCTCGCTGATGCGGTTATCGCAGCGGACAACGTGAATATCGCCGTCGCCCCCGCCGCCGTCATGTTCCTGACCAAGAGGCACCGATGAACACAGTAGTCAGCCTGGCGAACTACGCCCAGCGGCGCCTCAGCGGCATGTTCCCTGCCTTTTTCTCGGGCGGGAACGTGAAGCACGATCACTACAAGGATTTCGGCTACCCGGAGACGTTGAGCTTCACGCAGCTCTATCGGATGTACTGCCGGAACGGTGTGGCAGCCGCCGGCGTCGACAAGACAGTGCTTAAAACGTGGCAGGAGAACCCGTTTCTGCTTGAGAAGGAGCGGGACGGCTCACAGGCTGGCGAAGACGACGAAACGACGCTGGAGAAGGAAATCCGCCAGCGCTTCGACGACCTGCGCCTCTGGGCGCGCCTTGCCGAGGCCGACCGCATGTCGATGGTCGGCGCCTATGCTGGCGTCATCCTTCGCGTTGCTGACAGCAAGCGGTTCGACCAGCCAGTCGACCGCGTCAGTGGCGGCCTCAATGGCCTCGTCGAGGTCATCCCGGCATGGGAAGGGCAGTTGCAGGTTTCGCAGTGGGATACGGACGAGACGTCCGAAACTTACGGCCAGCCGAAGATGTACCAGTTCAACGAATCGGCTGTCGACACCACGATCAAGCAGCCTCGCAACCTGGTCATCCATCCAGACCGCGTCATCATCTGGTCGAAGGATGGCACTCTTCACGGCTCGTCGGCTCTGGAGCCTGGTTACAACTCGCTCATCGACATGGAGAAGGTCCGCGGGGCCGGCGGCGAGGGCTTCTGGAAGAACGCCAAGTCCGCGCCGGTGCTCGAGGTCGATAAGGAAGCCAAGATCGACATGATGGCTAAGGCCATGGGCGTGTCGGTCGAAGACCTTGCCGACAAGATGAACGAGCAGGTGGCGGAATATAACGCCGGCTTCGACCAGCTCCTCATGATCATGGGCATGCAGGCCAAGCAGCTCAACGTCACCTTGCCTTCGCCCGAGCACTTCTATGCCATCGCCCTGCAGGATTTCGCAGCGTCCATGAACATGCCGGTGAAGATCCTTGTCGGGATGCAGACCGGCGAGCGCGCCAGCCAGGAAGACGCTAGCGAGTGGGCGCAGACGAACATGTCGCGTCGGGCCAACCAGACGGTCCCGAACATCATGTCGCTGGTCAATCGTTTGGAGCGGTTCGGCATTCTGCCCGAGAAGGATTGGTCTCTCTATTGGACCGATCTGACCGAAAGCTCGATGTCGGAGAAGATCGACCGCGCGAGCAAGATGGCCGAGACCAACCAGAAAATGGGCACCGGCGTCGTCTTCACCGACGAGGAGATCCGCGCCGTCGTTGGTTACGAGCCGTTATCGGATGCGGACAAGTTCGCAAACGAGCCGACGGACGATGAAACCCGCGATGCTCTCGGCACCAAACCAAAGGACACCGTAGAATGAAGCACGTCCGCGTGAACGTTCGTTCCGTCGCGAATACGAAGGCTGTCCGGAAGGAAAAGCGCAACGGCCGTGACGTCGTCATCGTCCCCAGCGCCACGCTCCCCGACAATATCATCATGAACGGGATCATGTACCCCGCCGACGAGATCGAAAAGAGCTATGTCAGCCTGAACCGGACGCCCGCGCCGCTGGGCCACCCGACCATCAACGGCAAGTTCGTCTCGGCCCGGGACCCCGAGGGGATCAACCTCGGCTACATCGGCGCATGGAACGAGAACGTCCGCCGCGAGAACGGTCGCGTCTTCCTCGACAAGGTTATCGACGTCGAGGTCGCCAACCGGTCGCCAGGCGGCAAGGAAGTCCTCGCCGCGATCGAGAAGGGTGAGCCGGTTCACACCTCCACCGGTCTGATCGCCAACCTTGAGGCCGTGTCCAACGCCTCGGACCATAAGCACATCGCTCGCAACATCCAGTTCGATCACGACGCCATCCTCTTGAACGAGAGCGGCGCGGCCACCCCTGAGCAGGGCGTCGGCATGCTGGTCAACGCCAATGGCGAGCAGGAAGAAATCGAGGTCATCAACTCCTCCCTCACAGAGGAAGCTGACCGCGAGATCGACTGGGCGGGCACCCGCCTCGTCGAGGCTCTCAGACGCCGTGAGAACATCGGCATCTGGGACAAAGTGAAAGCCGCGATCATGGAAGCCGTAGGCTCCGGGCGGGTTCCCTCAACCAATCGAAAGGAAGACGACATGCCTGTCTCTGACGAGCAGTTCAAATCGCTTTCCGATGAGGTCAAGACCCTCTCGGAAAGCATGGCTAAGATCGGTGACACGATCGGCGCCGCCGTCGCCAACGCGGTCAAGCCGCTGGTCGACGCACAGAATGAGATGGTCGCCAACCAGAAGACCAAGGAAGAAGCCGAGAAGGCTGAACTGGTCGTGAAGGTCGTGAAGGCGAACGTCCTGAGCGAATCCGCCGCCAAGGAACTGACGCTGAACGCGCTCAAGGAGCTGGCTTCCAAGGCTGAACCCGGAAAGGCTGCTGCGCTGAATGGCGCCTTCAAGCCCGCCGGCGACAAGCCGTCCTACAAGCTGCCGGAGGGTGAATAATCATGGCCCGCTATAACAAGATCTTCGCCGGCCCGGTAACGGAACGGCTGCCGCAGGTGCAGGAAGCGCTCGCGGCGGCCGCCACCCTCCCGGGCCTCGCCGTCGTCTTCAATGGCAGCGGCCACTTCGCGATCGCCGGCGCTTCCACCGTCGAGAAGGTCTTCATCGCGCAGGATAACTACCTGCAGATGAAGGGTGTCGACGAAGCCTGGGCCTCCGGCGATACCATGATCGGCATGGAAATGCTGGACGAGCAGTTCTTCAACGTCCGCATTCCGACCGGCAACAACATCGCCAAGGGCGCCCGTCTCACGACGAACGCTGCCGGCCGCTTTGTGCCCGTCGCCGCCGGCNCGGCAATCGCGTCATCGCGATTGCGGAAGAGGCTTACAACAACACCACCGGATCGGATCAGCTTGTTCGCGTGCGCGCGGCCAAGGGCCATCTGGCAGCCGCTTAAGGAGCGATTGAACAATGCGCTACTTCTCCTCCCAGCTAGTCGCCAACTCCCAAATCCATGCGGGTTGGTGGGACGAGGTACAGGCGAACCGCGAATGGTTCCACCAGACGGAAACCGCGCTGGCGACCGTTCAGAACGCGGCCGCCATCCTGCCGCGCGACGCATGGCTCGACCTCGACGGGATCACCCGTCGCGTCATGCGCTCGGACGAAGGTCAGGTCTACATGGCCGACCTGATGCCGCTCGCCAAAGCGGTCAACATCGGCAAGCTCGTCCACCTGAACCGAGTCTCTTCGGATGCCGGCTCGGTGGTCCGCTCGATGTCCGGCCAGGTGCCCGTGCCGATGGATAAGGTCGTCTACGACTACCGCGGCTCTCCGGTCCCGATCTTCTCCACGGCTTACGGCCGTGAATGGCGGGAATGGAACACGCTGCAGTCGGAGAACTTCGACGCACTGTCCGACGATCAGGAGGCACACACCGCCAAGATCCGTCGCGATATGGCGCTGTATGCTCTCGACGGCGACGCCACCATCAAAGTCGGCGGTTATACCGCCTACGGCATCCGCACGTCGCCGCTGGCGAAGGCAATCAACCTCGGCGCTGCTGCCGGCGGTGCGAACATCGACCTGACGTCGCCGGCGACGACCTCGGACGCGATCGACACCTTCTTCAGCCAGACGCTTGGCGCCATGCTCGACGCCCAGCTCATCACCGGCAAGGTCAACGTCTACGTCTCGCCGGAGATCGGCCGCAACTTCGATCGCTCCTATTCCGGATCCTCTGGATTCAAGGGGGGCACGCTGTTGCAGTACCTGCTGACGAACCGGCGCATCAACAAGATCGCCGTGACCTATGAGCTGACGGGTAACCAGTTCTTCGGCTTCGTGCCGTCGTCTGAGTTCATCCGTCCGCTCGTCGGCATGGCCGTCAACACGACGGCGATGACCCGCCAGAACCCGACCGACAACTACCAGTTCTTGGTTATGGGCGCGATGGGCATCGAGATCCGGGCCGACTACAACGGCAAGTCCGGCGTCTTCTACTCCACCGACATCGATTAAGGACCGGCCTCGCCTTCGGGCGGGGCTTTCCCTTTCTGAAACCAAGGAGATACGCCGATGAGCGTACGTGTGAAGATCACGAAGCCTGGCATCTTCGGTGCCAAGGGCGAGGTCGAGGTCGGTACCGAACTGACCCTGAAGGAAGAGCCGAAAGCATGGGCCGGCCGGTACGAGGTCATCTCGTCCAGCGGCAAGGACAAGGAAGCCGTCACCGGGGACGCTGGCGATGCCAAGTCGGCGGCCGATGTGCTCGCCATGGCGAACGACACCAGCGTGCCGTTCATGACCTTCAAGTCGGCAGCAACGAAGCTGCTCGGCGAGAAGACGCCGGCCGGCAAGGCGGAGATTGTTGCCGCCCTCGAAGACCTGGCAACCCAGCCGTAAGGAACGATCATGGCAGGCTATGGTGACGACGGCACGTTTCAGACGTGGCTGACAGAGAACGGCTACACGCTGCCATCTGGCGCGCCGTCGCCTGCCGTGCTGCGCANACACGCTGCCATCTGGCGCGCCGTCGCTTGCCGTGCTGCGCAACCGCGGGAGCCAGTATATCGATGCGGTATACGGTTCCCGTTTCGTCGGCAGCGTTGCAGATGCGTTGCAGGAGCGTTGCTGGCCGCGCGAGGGCGCGATCGTCAGGGGCAAGCTGATCCCGTCCGACGTCGTCCCGACGGCCGTCATTCACGCATCGTTCTATGCTGCCTACCAAGAAGCAACGAAACCCGGCAGCCTTTCGGCGATCGGATCCGGCGCCACCCGCGTGAAGCGGAAGAAGGTGGGACAGCTCGAGGTCGAGTATCAGAGTGCGTCCAGCGAGAGCGAGACCGGCGCCGACCTCACACCCATCATTTCGGTCGTGGACGGCATGTTGGCGCCTTTCCTGCGCGACGAGAGCCTTGTCTGTCTTGGTATCTTCTCGGTTGGTTGCTGATGGCTACGTTCGACTTTGCCGACATGCAAGCGACTGCTCACGAGCTCATTCAGGAGTTCGGGCAGGCTGGTGTCGTCACGCGACTTGAGCCGCCGGACCCGGTCTATGGTGGCGATCCTGTCCCGACGCCTTACCCGGCCACGCTCGTCCCGATGGCCTTTGAGGCTCGCTACATCGACGGCACGGTCATCCAGACCGGCGACATGCAGATTTACATCTCCGCTGTCGGACTGCCGATCGAGCCGACGGTCGGCGACGTCGTTACCGCCAATGGCGCCGATTACACCATCATCAATGGCGACCCGAACAAATACGACGGCATCACGCCGGTCGTCTTCATCGTCCAAGGAAGGATTGCATCATGAAAATCCGCTTCGTGAAGAACTACAAGGGCCGCGGCGTGGGCGATACGGCTGACATGCCGGAGACCGAGGCGCGGGCTCTGATCGGCATCGGCCTGGCCGAGGAAATGCCGGCAGAGAAGCCCGCCTTGAAGGGCGAGAAGGCTGCCGCAGCTAAGTAATGGCATCCCTCCGCCAGCAGCTCGACGCCCTCCTCGAGGAGCTTTCCCCTGCAATGGAGAAGGCCTTCCGAGAGGCGATCGAGGACATCAAATCCGAGATCGTCTTGAAGGAGGTCGTCGAGCGGCTTGAACGCCGAGACGTGGAAGGCGCCATTGCGGCGCTTCACATCGACCCGGCAGCCTTCCGGCCGCTCTCCGAGGCAATCCGGACCGCATTTAACTCCGGTGGCCTCTTGGTCTCCAAGAACATGCCGCGCCTGTCGGACCCCGCTGGCGGCCGTGTCGTCTTCAGGTGGGACGTCCAGAACCAGCGTGCCGAGCAGATCATTCGCGAAGCCTCGTCGACGATGATTACGCACGTCACCGAAGACACGAAGCAGATGGCCCGTGAGCGGATTGAGGCAGGCTATGCCAAGGGGCAGGGGCCGAACACCATTGCGCTCGATATCGCCGGCCGCGTGAACCGGGTCACCGGTCGCCGTGAGGGCGGCTTGCTTGGAATGACGTCGCAGCTTGCCCGCACGGTCGAGAACGCGCGCACGGCGCTCCTCTCGGGCGACGTGGATGGCATGAAGCACTACCTGACGCTGACGCGCCGCGACAAGCGCTTCGATCGGCAGGTGGCCAAGGCCATCCGCGAGGGGAAGCCGCTTCCAGCTGACGCCGTGCAGAAGATCACCGGCCGACTGGCGGACCGCTATGTCCAGCTCCGGGCCCAGACTATCGCTCGGACGGAAACGCAGTCGTCTGTTCACGCTGCGAAGCATGAAGCCTATCAGCAGGGGCTTGATCGCGCGGGCCGCGACGCCAGCATGGTCATCCGTCGGTGGCGTGCGGTCGGCGACGGCCGTGTTCGCCACACGCACCAGGTCCTGAATGCTGAAGAGGTAACCGGCATGGACCTGCCATTTCAGTCGCCCTCGGGCGCTATGATGCGCTTCCCGGGCGATACCAGCCTAGGCGCCGGAGCTGCCGAGATCATTGGTTGCCGCTGCCACGTCGAATATAACTTCGACTTTGCCGAGGAATACGCGAGATCGCGAGGCCGATAATGGCTGAGAACAATCTGAGCTTCGCCGCACAGGTCTCGGAGTGGGTGCATGCGGAGAAGGAGCGCGAGGCGGCCGTCCTGCGCACGGCGGCACAGATGGTCGCGAACAACGTTCGGACATCGGTTGCGGAGGGTGGACGCATCCCGGTCGATACCGGCAACCTGAAGAACTCGCTGATGGCATCGACTTCGACAATGCCGCGCGTTGACGAGGGCGAGAGGGAATATCCGGATCAGAATGGAGAGATCGAGCTCATCATCTCCAACCTCTATGTTGGCGAGACGCTCTATCTCGGATTTCAGGCGGCCTATGGTCCGCGCATGAATTACGGCTTCGTCGGACAGGACAGTCTGGGCCGCGTCTACAATCAGCAGGGATTCGGCTTTGTCGATGCTGAGGCTCAGACCTGGCCGCAGACGGTCAAGGAAGCTGAGGCGAAGGTTCGAGGTCGCTTTGAAGCGGGTTCGAGCCCTCGGACATGATGAGCAGCGCTCGCTGCAGGATGTCTAAGTCGCGGATCGCGGCGGAAAGCACCTGCCGGCCGTTCTCGGTCTCAACCGTCTTATTGAGAAGCAGCGACAGCGCTTCGTGCAAGAGGTCATACACCTCGGTATCGCTGAGTGCTTTGTCGGCCATGGGCCTAGAGGTAACAGATGGCTGATACGGTGGAAATGAAAATCTATCAGGCGCTGGTGCTTCGCGCCCAGGCGTTTGTCCCGCCGGCCGGTGTGACCATCGTCCTGCCCGGGGTGCCTTTCGCGCCGACAGCACAGAGCAAGTTCGTTTCGGTCGAGGTCCACTTCAATCGCGCGATCGAGACCGACCTGTCGCTTGTCATGGACCCGATCCGGCAAGGCTTTGTCCGCACCAACGTCATGTGGCCGAAAGGTTCAGCGATCGTTGACGGGTACAATCTCGCGGGTCAGCTTCGCGAGCACTTCCGCCGCGGCACAAAGCTGTTCCGGACGGACACACAGGTTCGCATCGGCGAGGATCCGGAAATCGGCGTCCTCGTGACAGGGGAAACCCACCACAACATTCCGGTGACCACGCGCTGGCGTTGTTACCCGCAAGTTCCGGCCTGATTGGCCTGCCGTTCCTGCGCCTTCGGCAAGCGCAATCAGACAGAAAGGAATGAGCTATGGCTCAGCTTTACCCGGTCGCCGGTGCGAAAATCTATATCGGCGCGGCCGTCAATGACGTCCCGGATGATGCCGACATCATCGAATCTCTCTTCACCTCGGTCACCTTCACCGAGATCAAGGGTTGGCAGACGATGGGCGCCATCGGCGATGCCGCCGCGCTGATAACCGAATCCATCATCTCCTCGGGTCGCGACCTGAAGGCGAAGGGCACGCGCAACGCGGGCTCGATGCAGAACAACTTCATCATCCTGCCGAACGACGCCGGCCAGATTGCGTTGATCGCGGCCGAGGCGACCGACTACAACTATCCCTTCAAGCTCGCCTTCGACGACGCGCCGCCGGCAAAGACGTCGGCTGTGACAATGACGATCGCGTCTCCCGGTGTCATCTCGTGGGCCGCTCATGGCCTTGCCGCCGGCACCCCCGTCAAGTTCTCGACGACTGGCGCACTGCCGACCGGGCTTACAGCCGGCACCACGTATTATGTCGTCAACCCGTCCACGAACGACTTCCAGGTCGCCGCGACGCCCGGCGGTGCAGCGATCGCCACGACCGGCACTCAGTCCGGCACACATACCGCCACGACCGTACCGACCGGCACCATCAAGTATTTCTACGGGATTGTCATGACAGCCCAGGAGAACGGCGGCGGTGCAAACACCGCTCGTCTGCTGCAGGGCAACGTCGAAATCAACAGCGCCGTTCTGACGGTTGCTCCTGTCGGTGGTGCGTAATGGCTGAAGAGTTTGTCGACCTTTCCAGCCTCGAAGCCCTCGTCCAATCCCAGGAGGAGGGTATCGAGATCGATATTATGAACGAGCAGGCGAAGCCGATCGGCCTCAAGATCCGCGTCGTCGGCCCCGATAGTGACCGGATGCAGAAGGCGGTGCGCGATGTTGCCGCCGAATTCGCAAAGACTGCGGCCGATCGCGAAAGCCTCGGAGAAGCGCGGGAAGATGACAGCGATGCCCGCATGGTCGCCATCCTCGCAAAGGCAACGATGAGCTGGTCACCTAATCCGAAGATCGCGGGCAGTGTTGTGCCCTTCTCGGAGGAGAATGTCCGAAACCTCTACACCAAGTTCCGGATCATCCGTGAGCAGGTAGAGGTTCGCGCGGTTCGCCGCGGCTCTTTTACCAAAGGCTGATCGATCGGCTCTGCAAGCTTATCGTCGATCAGCACGAAGGTAAGAAGCTCGCTATCCCCGCCGCCGGCCAGCAGGTTTGGTGGTGGTTCCGCGAGCTGGACAGCCAGCGCACAGGGAACGGCTACGGGCCCAACGCCCTTGGGTTTCAGGCAATTGGAGAATGGGCGAGGCTTCGCGGCCTCGTCCTCAAGCAGTGGCAGCTCGATGCCATTCTAGCGATGGACCTGAAGCGCCGCGAAATCATGGCGCCGAAGGATGAGCTCGAGGCAGAAAAGCCGAAAGTGTCAGAGCGCCCGCTTACGGCGCGCCTCTTCGACGCGCTTTTCCCCAGCAAGAAGTGATAGCCGATGTCCGAAGCGACTCTTGGTTTCAAGATCGACAGTTCGCCGGCAGTCAAGGGCGCGGCTGACCTCGATCATCTGACGGCAGCCGCTGGCCGCACTCAACAGGCTGTTGGGAAGCTCGAGAACGAGGTCGAGCAGCTCGGCGGCGCGCTTGGGAAGGCGGGGCAGGGCGCTGGGAAGCTAAAGCCACCGATTGACGATCTTGGCCGCTCGTTCGGAGCGCAGGACGAGCATGTGCGCGCCTTCCGGATGGAAGTCGAGCGGCTCACGCTGAAGTATCAGCCCTTGGCGAAAGCCACGCGCGACTACGAGGCGTCGATTGGCGAAATCCAACGAGCCCATAAACTCGGCGCCATCACAGCGCAGGAGATGACGCAGGCTCTCGATCGTGAGCGGCAGGCTTATGAGCGGCTGAAGACGTCGGCGACGGCCGCCGGCGCCGCCGTGAAGGCTGCAAACACGAACCGACCGGGCGGGCAGGGCTTCAACTCGGCCAATGCTGCATTCCAGTTCCAGGACATCGCCGTAACGGCGGCCATGGGCATGAACCCGCTCATGATCGGCCTGCAGCAGGGCACGCAGCTTGCTTCCGTTCTCGGGTCGATGGAGCGGCCGGTCTCTGGTCTCGCCTCGGCCTTCGCGTCGCTCATCAGCCCAGTTTCGCTAGTAACTATCGGTTTGACCGCCGGTACCGCCGCGCTCGTCCAGTACTTCATGACGGCAGAGAGCGGGACCGACAAGACGAGCAAGCTCTTCGAAGAGCAGAACGACCTAATCCGCCGCGCGGCCGCCCTCTGGGGGGACGCTGCGCCGCAGTTGAAGGCCTACGTCGACGAACTCGACCGCGCCGACAAGATCACTCAGGGCCGGGAAGCCGGAGAGATTTTGGCCGGTCGGGAGCTGGAGGGCCTCGGCGAGGAGTTGCAAGGTGTCAACCGGCAGTTCTCCGAGGCGGTTCGCGGCCTCCGCAGCATCGACGCTGATCCCGCATTCATCCGTGATTTCTCGCAAGCCTTCGGTGACCTGCGCGAGCGCCTCGACGAGGGTACCGCATCGATAGCGGACATCAACAACGCTCAGCGCTTCCTTTCTGAAGCGGTGGACCGCTATGGCATCAAGTCTGTTCTCGGTTTCCGGGACGCCTTCGACCTCATTACCAAGTCGATCCGAGACAGCATCCAGGCTTCACGCGAAGCGCGCGCTGCTTGGATTGCGGGCATCGCCGGCGCCGATAACGTTCAGGACATCATCTCCGGATCGTTCTTCACGGAAAACGGCAGGACGATGCGCACCGCGGACTTCATGCCGCGCAATCCCGGTGTTCCGACCAGCCGCCCGAATATCGAACTGAGCGGTGATCCGGACGCCGCGACCATCCTCAACTCCGATGGTCGGCTGACGGGCGTTCCCGTTCCGGGGCAGAAGCCGAATTTCTTCGAGCTCGAAACGCAGAAGGAGAAGGTCGACGACGTCACCAAGGCATACCGGCAAGCAGCCGAGGCAAAGGCGGACTTCTGGCTCGACATCTCTTTTCAGGAGCGTCAGGCGGAACGCAGCGCCATCGATCGGCAGGTAGCCACCACGCTCACTCGCTACGGCTTCAATGAGGACCTGAATNGCAGCGCCATCGATCGGCAGGTAGCCACCACGCTCACCCGCTACGGCTTCAATGAGGACCTGAATTCCCCTGAGGCCAACGCAGTTCGGCAAGGCCTGCGCCGTGATGAAGCGAAGGATGCCTTCAAGGGCTTCTTCGACGGCATTCACCAGGAGGCATGGGCGAACGGCGGCAAGATCGGCGATGCAATCGTCAAGTCGGCTTTGATCGTGGCGCAGAAGGCCAGCGAGAAGGCTTGGAGCGCCATCTTCGATCAACTCGGTACCGCTGCAGCGAGCTGGCTGACGGGCGGTTCCAAGGCGGGTGACGGCGCCGTGTCTGCTGGGTTCAACGCGACCACAACGTTCGGGTCATTTCTTGGCGCAAACGATAACAAGACCTTTGCCGCTCCGGTTGGTGCCGTCACCCGAGGCGCGCTGCCTCCGACAACCGAGATCGCAAGCTATATTGCAAAGGCGGCCGCTGCTCGGGGAATAGATCCCGACATCGCGCTGCGAGTAGCCAAGTCTGAAGGCGGTCTCAATAGTTGGAACCTCCAGTCGAACTACGTCAAGAATGGAGTGCGCGAACCGTCGTTCGGGCCATTCCAGCTCTACAAGGGCGGCGGTCTCGGCAACAAGTTCATGGCCCGGACGGGACTTGATCCGGCCGACGCGTCGGCTGGCCCGGCCGGGATTGATTTCGCACTGGACGAGGCCAGCAAGAGCGGCTGGGGGGCATGGTATGGCGCCAAGAAGGCTGGCATCGGCAACTTCGAGGGCATCGGGACCTCTTCCGGAGGCGACAGTGCGGTTGATGCGGTCACCAAGCTAGGAGAAGCATCCAAGAAAACCGCCACGGGCCTTAATGCGCTCGGGCAGGGTGCCGGTGGCCTCGGTCAGACGCTGGCCAGCATTCCGCAGGCTCTCATGGCCAACGGCGGCGGCTCCGGAATCCTCAGCAGTCTCACCAAGTACGGCATGGGCCTTTTCTCTGGTTCGGCACAGTTCGCAAATGCATGGTCGCTCGGGGGCATTGGCCTCTATGCCAACGGCACCAATAACGCCCCGGGCGGGTTGGCTGTCGTCGGAGAGCGCGGTCCGGAGCTTGTCAACCTGCCGCAGGGATCGGGCGTCATGAGCAATCACAAGCTCATGCAAACCTTGAACGACAACAACAATCAGCGTTCCAACGCTCCGGCGAACCTCAACGTGAACGTGATCGGTGCCAACGGCGATGAGCACGTCCGAGCCCTTGTGCGGCAGGGAGTTGGGCAGGCTCTGTCTCAGTATAACGAGCAGCAGCGGCGTCTTGGGTTCGGGGAAACGCAGAAGCGGTTTGTGGCTCAGAAAGGCTGATCGATGGCAGTTTACATCAACCAGCCGACTGTGCCGATCATGTATCTACGGCCGACCCGCGCGAGTTTCGACAATCCCGGGTCGGCGATCGACGGAGGCGTCAATGGCGTCGGGGAGTCGATCAGCATCGAGACCAGCGGCGGCGGTATCGTCACTGCGGTCTATGAGCGGTGCGTGCTACAGGCCGAAGACACGGAGCGGCACGAGGTCATCAACTGGCTTGGGGCGCGCGGGAACGGTGGATATCGCTTCTTCAACGTGCCAATCATCAATGACGGGATCGGACCGTTTCCCTTCATCAATGGCAAGAAGCGCCCGATCATCAAGGGTATTCCTCATTCAGACGGTTCGTTCTTTTCGGATGGCTCAGGCTACAGCCAGGCGACCGTCTACGGCGAAGTGACAGAAGCGGCGGCGCTCGGCGCCGGCATCCTGAAAATGCGCGTCTACGGGGCCGCACGGCCGCTGCGCTGGTCGGATTGGTTCTCGATCTATCATCCGACCAAGGGATGGCGAGCCTATCGGTACTGGCAGGTCATCTCAAAGACTGATGAGACGAACCCGGTCTACACGCTTGCTATCGCTCCTCCGCTACGGGAGGCGGTGACGGCCGGAACTCGCGTCGAGCTGGCGCGGCCGATGTGCGTCATGAAGTTTCCGCGCGGCTTCACCCTGCCTTGGGATTATGAGGGCTGGTATCACTCGCGGCCGACGCTTCAGTTCACGGAGGCGTTCTGATGGAATTCATCCCATCGAACATCGTCGAGGAGATGCGCGGCAGCCATCAGCTCGGGATCTTCCTCAGGGTCGACACCGATCCTGCTTTGCATCTCTGGTTCGGGATCAACGATATCCCGGCCAATTTCGACAGCATCGACCCGACAGGAACAGTCTATCTCGGCGGCGGCCGTCTAATCGGGGTGCCGACGCTCGAGGTGCTGGTCAACGGTACCGCGGACAGTGTCGAGTTCACCCTCTCAGGTCTCGATCCTACGACCTCGGCGAAGATGCTCGACAGTCTGCCGCCTGTGCGCGGCGCCGCCGTTCAGATGGGGCTGACGACGCTCGATCGGTATTTCCAACCGATGAGCAGCATCATTCCGATCTGGACCGGTAACGCGTCACATACCGGAGAGGTTAGCCCGCCAGTTGAGGAGGGAGATAGCCCGAGCATCACGCTTTCGCTTGCCGTTGTCACCGGGGAGGCGACCAGGTCCCGTGGCGCTCGCTCGGTCTGGTCATCTCCTCATCAGAAGGCGATCTCGCCGACCGACAAGTTCTGCGACGGCGTCAGCCGGCTCGCTAGGGGCGTCCAGCCAGTCTGGCCGAATTTCTAAGGACTGCCATGACCTTGCAAAAATTTCTTGCCCTGCCACACCAGTTCCGGTGGGGCGGGGTTGCTGGCGATGACTGCACGACCTTCTGCGGGACCTGGCTGCGTGAAAGCATCGGTGTCGATCCTGCTGAGGCTTACCGCGGCACCTACAGCACGGCCGAGGGCGCTCACGACATTCTCGCGCGGGCAGGCGGCCTTGTAGCCTTCGCTGCGGACGCACTTGAGCCGCTCGGCTTTGTACACACCGTAGATCTGCAAGACGGTGATGTCGGCGTTGTGCTCGCTCCTGCTGGCATGGTTGGGGTCAAGGAAGTCTGCGCCATCCGGTTCGGCCCTCTCTGGGCTCTGCTGGCGCCGTCCGGTGTCATCGCCAAGAAACTTGATCACGTTGCTGCCTGGCGCGCGCCGGATGGAGATCGAGACGCATGAGTTTCCATCACCGCATGATGCTGCAGCGCTATGGGCTGGGCTGCACGACGTCGCTCTACAGCGAAGTTCTGTTTGATCCGATCTTCACGCCGATCTTCACTGCCGTCCTTGGTACCGGCGGGTTTGCCATCGGCGCCACCACGATCACGTATGCGTCGATCGCGTCGGCGATTGCCACGACTGCCATATCTATCGGCCTACAGGCGCTTCTGGCTCAAGCACCGAAGCCTCCGAAGCCGGAAGATGGCAGGGCGCCGCTCAACCAGGCGATACCCTTCCGCATCTATGCCGTCGGCCGCACCCGCGTTGCCGGAGCCCGCATGATGTGGGAGGCGAAGGGCTCGAACCTCTATTCGGTGCAGGCAATTGCCGGCCATCGGATCAAGTCGTTCAACCGGTTCTACCTGAATGATGATGAGGTGACAGTCGTCGACAATGTCGTCACGCCGCTCACGACTGGCGGCCGGTACGGCGCAGGTTCGGCCAATGTGCGCCTTTACACTCGCCTCGGCGCCACTCCGGAAACGCCGTATGCCGAGCTTGTCTCGGAACTGGGCGCGGATGGCATCTGGACAAACGATCATCGAGGCGACGGTCAGGCTTCGTTGGCAATGCGTGCGCAAAACGCCGATGCGCAGAACCAGCAGACGGCCTTCCCCTACGGCGCTCCGTCGCCGTCGGTGGAGATCGATGGCGCCTATTGCTGGGACTTCCGCGATCCGGCGCAGAGCCCGACCGATCCGAGCACTTGGACGTGGACGCGCAACGCGGCCATCATCTTGGCTTGGCATCTCTGCTTCAATGAATTCGGATTCGGCCTCGATTATCAAAAGGCGCTCCTGCCGGTTATCGATCTCTGGAAAGAGGAAGCCGACATCTGTGACGAGGATGTCCCTCTCGCCGGCGGAGGCACGGAAAAGCGCTACCAGTGCAACGGCTGGGATACGACCGAGAACGGTCCGAAATCCGGTCTGAACGCCATCCTGGCAACATGCGACGGTCACCTTGTTGCCCGCGGCGACGGCGCCCGCATCCTGACTGTTGGCAAGTTCCGCGAAAGCCGGACGGCCACGCTGACCGATGCGGATATCGTCGGCCACAACGTCCAATACGGTGTGCTTTTCGAGGACGAGTGCAACCGGCTCGTCCCGAAGTTCACCTACCCGGCGACCAACTACACGAGCTGCGACACGGGCTTTTTCGAGGACACCGACGCTCAGATCGCCGCCGGCCGCGTCCTCACGATGGAGGGAAGCTACGAGTGGTGCCATCAGTGGCGGCAAGCCCGCCGCCTCGGTAAGCGCGATTGGCTGCGCCAGCGCCAGGAGGTCAAGGGCAGCCTCGACGTCCGGCTTTCCGGCATCAACGCGGTCTATGTGCGATGGGTCCGGTTGGAGACGCCCAAACGCCTGCCGAAGCTGAACGGAAAGTTGGTCGAGAACCGCCGGTCTATCGTGGCCCTCACAAAGGGCGGCTTCACGATGGACTTCATCGAGCATCCCGAGGGGATCGACGACTGGAACCCGGCGACGGAAGAGGGGCAGCAGCCGCCGGTACCGCCGGCGGTGAATGCTTCTAATATTCCTACTCCGGTCATCAACCTCATTCAGGCGAAGGCAAACGGCGGCAGCGTCTATATCCGCGTCGTCATTATCGATCCGGAGGATGGCAGCTTCACGCCGGTCGTTCGCTACAGGGTTGCCGATGCGGATGGCCTCGGGACACCGGGTGCCTGGGTGGAGCAACAGAACCCAAGCGCAGAGCCTTCCGGCGGGTACATTGACCTGTCGACGGGCAATGTTCCGGCAGACAAGGTTCTTGATATTCAAGTGGCCTTCATCGCGTCCAACCGGCGGTATTCCAACTGGTCGGTCACCGAGACCGTCACCTCCACTGCTGATCCGACGCCTCCTGGCGCCGTAGTTTCACCAAGCGCGACGGGCGGCTTAGGTCAGGCAACCTACAACTGGACCGCGCCGAATAGCAGCAATTACGCCGGCGCTAAGGTCTATTGGAACACGGTCGATGACTTCGGCACGGCAAGTTATTTCGGGCCACCCGAATACGGGGCTCCCAGCAGCGCAGACTCGACTGTCCGGTCGTTCGCCGCAGGCACCTATTACGGCTGGATTGTCTCTATCAACCGCTCCGGCGTCGAGGGTTCTCCGATAGCTACCGGCTCCTTCATCGTCTCCTGACGCTCTCTTTCATCTCCTCTTAAGCCCTGGCGCGTCGCCGGGGCGCTTTCGCATGGGAAACATCATGGTCGAACTCGCCGCAAATATCTGGGCTGACGGTCCTTCCTCTGATCCGTACGAGCCGGACAAAGCTCAGATCCGGGAATGGGGCACCTGGATTGAAGGGATAATTACAGCATTCACATCGAACGGCGGCCTGGTCTATTCCAGCAAGGCGGCGATGGAAGCAGATCTTGCGCATGCCGAAAAAACCATGGCTTGGGTCATCGGAGACCCAGTCGCGGCGAACAATGGTGTCTACGGAAAGGTTGGCGCGTCCGGAACGGGTTCGTGGACGCGGCGCAGCGATCTACCATTTTCGTTCATCGTGGCGAACGATGCCGGCGCCGGCACACCTGTCGCAATTCAAGCGACCACCGCCATTCCGATTTCTGGATCTGCGCTGGTTTGGATGGAAGTCGCCGAGACGAACACGGGTAGCCCCGTAACCGTCGCCTTCAACGGCGGCGCTGCGCTGACGATCAAGACGAACAGCGGCAACGATGTCGCCGTGGGCGGCCTGACGGCCGGCATGATCGTTATGGGCATTGTGAGCGGCTCGACGTTCCGGTTGGTGAGCGATCAGGCGAGTTCGGCCGTTCTGGCGGCATGCGAGGCAGCCAGAGATGCGGCGATGTCCGCGGTTCCAAACCAGTTCCCGGCCACGCGTGCTGCACTTAAAGCTATCAACACTGCGACGCACACAGCAGCCTATCTGCGTGAAGCAGGGAGGGAGGGCCAATTCGTCTGGAGAACTGGTGACTTCTCGGCCCTGATCGCCGCAGATCCGCGTGAAGGCATTTACATCAAGGCAGATGCTGTCGCGACGACGGCCGGCGCTTGGGTGAGGCAGGGCTTGTGGGCGGTACAGGGCGGCTATGCTGAATGGTTCGGCGCGGTAGCAGATTACGACGAAACGGATGGCAGTGGCACCGACAACGACGACGCAATCAATGCTGCACTCGCGCTGCTGCCGCGCGTGTTCCTTGCGGGTGGTTACTATCGCACAGCAGATACTGTCGAACTGGGACCATATCGGAGCTTGGTCTACCAATTCGGCGCGCAAAGCATGCCGGTCGGAGACACGGATTATTTCCGGCTCAACACTCGCGCATGCATCGTTCCGCGCAATCTCCCGCGGCGCCATGTAATCAACTCTATGATCACGCAGTGCGAGCTTTCCGGCGGCGTCCTTGCAAACCCGAGTGCAGCCGAGAGCTACACAGCAAGCAGCGCCGGTCGCCTTGCCAATTACCGGATTATGGACTTCACCAACCAGGACGCTTCTGGCGCAACGCGCGCAACGCAGCGCCTGTTGTCGATCGCGGTCAAAGGGTCTCGTGGTGCAAGCGTGGAAGGCGTGAGCATTCGTACAACACGGGCAAACGGCAACTTCGTTTCCGATGCCGCCGACACCGATTTCGGCAATCAGTGCGACATCGGTTTCTTGGGGGAAAATGCATTCTTCGGTAGCCTGAAGAAGTCTGTTATCACGTGGGCGTTCCGAGACGCGGCGGTATTGCTTGTGACAGATGACGTCACAGGGGACGCTCCCGACTATCATCCGCAAACCGACCGCTTCTTCATCAGCGAATGCCTTATCGAAGGTCATTGCGGCTTTGCAGTGCGTGGGCCGGACAGGGTACGTATTTCTGCCGTTACAACGACGACAATTCGTGTGAAGTGGTTCAAGTCGCATCGCTTTGCACAGACGGGCAGCATCTATGCGGACGGAAGCTCCTACACATACTCGTCCCTGACTTACGATGCCGGAACTCAGGAACTCGTGTTCGGTGGGCTCTCGGCTGATCCGGTTGCGGCCGGCGTCGCTGTTGGGGACGAACTCATCCGCACCGAGGACACCCGGACCTTTGGAAGTGGAGGGGTTAGTGTAAATAACAGCTTCATTCGCTCAATTTCGCATCCGTCGCTGAACGCTAGTACCGATGGTTTCTTCACCGACTTCTTCGCAATGTCGGGGAGGGATGTCGAACTGTCGGGCCTTGGAATTCGCGGAATTATCTTCCACAATACTTTCGTACACGGTCGCGAAGATATTTCAGTATGGGTGCAAGACTGTAACGATGTCTACTTTGCGACCGCAGATTACCATGAGGCTAAGTTCCTTGCAGAGGGCGCAGGGAGCAATGTCTCTCGCTTCATTGCGCTCGGCCTTGATGCAAAGCTTGCGCGGGGCATTCCCCAGCCGATTGGAAATGCTGGCGACATTCACCTCATCGGCTGGTCGCAAACCGAAAGTGGGACGGATATGCGTCCTACTTACCGCACGGCGTCCAACTACGGCAGGTTTGGCAGCGGTAGCGGTATCAATGATGGGCTCTTCGAGCCATCCAGATGCTCCAACGATACCGGCTATGCATACGGGAATACAAACTTCGGCGTCGCTCTGGTTCATCGCCTCCCGATCATTCGCGGGACGAACCATGGCTATGTCATGTGTTCCCCGTTCCTTACGCCAGTTCACTCCATTGATAGCTCTTACCGTCAAGCCTGGGGGACGGGTCAATGGTCCGTTACTGCCGACTTGCCGTACGCTTTCAACTTCTATGGCGGCGCCAGTTCCATCGCCAACCTCGCTAACACGGCATCGACCTCAATCGCCGCATGGAGAGTAGAGAATACCGCCGGGAACGCCTGGTACGGCGTCGACACGGACGGCTTCGGCGTTTTGAGAAGCAATGGCGTTTCACGTGTCAAGTTTGGCCCCAACAAGCTGAATCCTGCTACGGATAGCAACATCGATCTAGGGACTGCGGCAACGGGCCGCTACCGCGACCTCTTTCTTCTGAACGCCCCAACGGTCACCTCCGAGGCATTCGATAAGGTCTGGCGTGGAGGCTTCACTGAGGCGGAGTTGCGCGTGGCTCGCAGGCTTTCGTCCCTGATCGGCTTGTTCCAGTGGAAGGACGCCATCGCCGAGAAGGAGCCCAAAGGGAAAGTCGCAAGGCTTCACGCAGGCGTGACTGCACAGAGCGTTGTGTCTGCCTTCGAGGCCGAGGGCCTTGACGCCTTCAAGTATGGCCTCGTTGGTCTGGACACATGGGACGACCAAGCGGCCGTTCTTGACGAGGAAGGGAACGAGGTCCAGCCCTACATCAGGGCCGGAAGCCGCCATAGCCTCAGGCCCGACGAGTTATGGGCGTTCATGGCGGCCGGTTTCGAGGCGAGACTTGCCGCATTGGAGGGTTGATAGGCACTAGACTTTCTTCGAGGGCTGGGACGACCAGCCCTCGTATTTGTCAGCGTTGAGGTCGAACTTTAGTCTGACAAGGGCCTCTATGTCGCTCTCGAAGTAGCCGTGCTCGCGGTAGAACTCTTTATGCTCGCGGATCCTCGCCATCGCCTCGGACTCCCACCCATCTGGGTTTCGGATGTAATCGAGGAGTTCTGATCCGGTCAATTCAAGTTTTCTGACTCGCTCCGTCATTCTGCGGCCTCGCGCGTTGGGGCGTGGAACGGGAATAACACCCCGCCTACCCACCTGTAGGCGGGATTCTTCAGTTTACGAAAATAGGTCACCGGGTCCCGGTTGTATTTCTCCATATCTTTAGCATTGCCGAGGAGCCGAATGAAGGGCCGGACTATGGGGACGAGCGGCCGGCGCAGAACCGGTAGACGAGCGGCGCTGGGAGAGCTGATTACCGACGCGGATTTTCCGCCAACCTGCGCTGGCTGCGCGCTCACCTTTAGGCGGGCTCTTTCGAGCGCATCCTTGCCACCGAAGGAGGAGTAGAGCGGGCTATCAAGGGACGCCTCCGCCGGCACGGAACCGAAGAGAACGGGTTCATCAGTCAGCATTCGGATGCTTTCATATCTGATGCGCGATGCGGCCAGGAACTTCTCATAGCCGTTGTCTCGCTCAATATAGATGGTCTCGCCGAACGAATAGAGCTTCGTCGTCAGGTAGTGGATAAAGCGAAAGGCACTTTCCCGATCATAGGGTAGGCCTGCCCCAATCTTTGCGACAGCCTCGTCCACAGATCTCGCGGTGGAAGCCAAGCCTTCGGTTGCATAGAACGCTTCGCCGCAGGCTATCACCGGCTTGCCGAAGGCGAGTGAAAGAAGGCCGACGCCGGAGTTCAGCAGCATCACAGAATGAGAAAGGTCGATCAGGTCGTGAACATGCGCGTCGTCCGGCGCAAAGACCACTCCGGGAATATTGGGGCGGTTCAATTCGGCGGGATGTTTCTTCACAACAACCGCCCATTGCGAAGGGTCGAGCTTAGCGGCTACCTCCNCCGCGACCCAGTTAAAGAAATTCTCATACGGGCCGACCTCGGCGCCAAAGTACCGCGTGACTGTATCGTTCGGACGCTGCAAGGGGACGAACAGCACCTTTCGGTCACCGATACCGAATGCATGACGCCAGTGCTCAGGTGATTTCGGGGCGCCGTTCTTCTCAAGCGTCTCTGCGTTGGCCTTGAGAGACATGATGTAGGAGGTGACGTCCTCGCGTTCGTAATCTGTCAGTGGTTTGTCCCAGCGGTCTCTGTGATAGCTCGAGCTGTCAGCATTGAATCCGTTCGGGTCAAAGAACCAGGAATGAGGCAGGGCACCCCTGTCGTGCACCCAATAAGGAATGTTTTTGCGACGAGCGGCGTTGTAGAGGTTCAGCCTGTGCTCATTCCCGTAGGGGTTCAGAAAGAAGACATGGGTGAACCCGTCCATCTCGATTGCATCGAGAAAGGCGTGCTCGTCAGCAAATACGGTCTCGTCTATGACCGAATATTGTCCAAGAAGCGGGAGAGCTTGGCGTAGCGTTTCAAGAGCGGTGGAGGCGGGGCGGCAGAGCACAAGGGTTTTACGGTCGGCCGAACGATCCGCCAAGGCGCCTGGCTGCTTTCCGGAGTTGTCGAATTCCTTCATCATCTCTCCGAGGAGGGCAAAGTTCCGCTCGGTCTGCTTGTAGCTGACAGCATTGGCGCCCTGGTTGATGCTGTTTACCTCCCTCCGCGGGTGCCAGAGATGAACCATATAGATCCCGCGGAATGCGACTTCGTAGGCGTACAGCGACAGGTAGGTCCGGAAACCGACGTAGTCTTGCATCTGGTTGTTCTTCGTGTTGCGATAGTAGTCGAGCGGCTTCCGGCCGACCGGGCGATAAGCTGCCAGCCTGAGCTTCACTTCGTAATCCTCGGCGCCGTGGCCGTGAAAAATGGGGCTCGTGCCGCCGATCGATAGATAGTGAAGCCGGTTCACGACGATTGTCGATCCGGAATAGGCCATGAACCAGATGAACTGTTTCTCGCCTCGGATGATGTGGTAGTGGAACAGGGAGTCTGCGTCGCACGGCTCGTAGCTGGCGTGCGTCTTCTGATACTCTTCAACGCCTTCAAAAGTCAGGAAGGCTATGGGGATCGCGAAGAAGTCATAGGCGTTGACGTCGATCCTCCTGGCGCGTGCCTCCTTGTGGATTTTCTCATACATGTTTGGACTGGCGAGGCAGTCCACATCATTGAACATGATCACGGGGGACGTTGCGTTTTGCGCGCCGATGTTCCTCGCTATGCCCGCGCTAAACGGCTCGGCATCAGCTTCGACGCGGATAAGTTTCGCATGGTTGAAATTGGCTACCAAAGCTCCCAAATCGGCCGCTGCTTTCGGCGGACTCCCATAGTCGACAACGACGACTTCAAACCGGTCTGCGGGAGCGTTCTGAATAAGCGTTTCCAGCCTCGGCAGGCCCTCAAAGAGAGCTTCGCTGAGGCGAAGCGGAACGATGATGGACATTTTCATGGTGCAATAGCCCTGCAGGTCGAAATTCACTTCAAAGTATTCAGACAGGTTGAAAGCGAGTGGAGCGCAAAAAGACGCTCTGACTAGGGAATGTCAACCCTCAAAACTGCAGGGCTTGCAATCACGTTCTGTAGGAAGCCTGCATTTCAGGCCTCCAGTATTCGCAGGCTCTCTTGAACATCGTTGAGCGGCAGCTTCTCGATGACGGCCATATCTCGATCCCACCACTTGGCGGTCAGGAAGCGAGCAACCGTTTCTTCGTCGAAGCGATACTTGATAACCTTCGCAGGGTTCCCGGCCACGATCGCATAAGGAGAGAGCTGGCTCGGTTTGTCTGAACAGTTTCGGGCGTTTTGCTAAGTGGATTTCCGCCACCGATTATGCTGCCGCCATCATCGGTGTCAGCGCGTTGAAGTAAGCCTGATCCGGCGTCTGCCGGTCAAG